GGGCTGGGCGCCACGGCGCGAGATCATCCATGCGGTGTTCGCCTCACGGCGCGGGCTGCTGCCGGCCGTGCGGGCGCTGCTGGATTTCCTGGCAGAGCGGTTTGAGGCGCTGGACGAAGACTGAGCTGCCGGGAAGCCGACTGGCTACCACCCGGAGCTCCATCTTCATCGCTGACAGATGAACGATCCGGCCGGGTACCTTGATGCCTTCCTCCTCCGGAAGCTGCTTTTCCAGAGCGACCAGATTTTCAATCAATCGGGACCGTGCGATCACGCGGCCGTCGTGTTACATGTGCGCCGAGCGGACGCCAGGAGACAGCTCTTGTGCGCCATCGATCCTGCCCGTAGAGCACGGCAATGTCCCGGTGCTTGCCGTTAGTCAGGCACGTAGTCAGGCACGTAGTCAGGCACGTAGTCAGGCACGTCGAACCCACTCCGGATGGCATCACGTCACGCGTGTATCGCGCCACCGGGGCGCCGTTGGACGACATCGAAAGCTAGGTGTACCTGAAGCCCGAGACCAGCGCGGGCTCTTGGACTTCTTTGGACGTATTGGGATTTCTTGGGATGCCAGGATGGCCCCCGGAGGGACTCGAACTTTGCTTTGAAATCCTTTGTTTATCTAGATTTGTTGGAGAAATTTATAGAAGTACCGTCAAAAGTACCGTCATTTTGTAAAGTGCTTGGCCTGGGCTGGAGGGCATCAGGCCCGTGCCCTTGGGTCGCTGGGCGGGCTTGGCTTCACAATGGAGTGTCCATCAACCCCTTATGAGGCCCCATGCATTCCCAGCACCCCGCTATCGAATTTCTTGCAACCCTTCCACAGTTCCAACTGAAGCTGGGCGTGAGTGGTTGGTATTTGTTCGACATGCGAAATGGCACTGTCGTGTCAGCAGTCGATTCGGACGAGCCTAAACACAGGGATGAGATCGAACTGCGGTTTCCTGGCAGCCTCGAACCATTTGTGGCAGAGCTTGGCGCATATCTCGACCTGCAGGTAATGGAGGCAGCGGTGCTGATGAGCCATTCGGACGATGAGCGCGACGCTTCCCAGGACTTGGCCAACGCTGCGTGGCGGCGTGCTCAAGAGGGTAGCGTCTCCTAAGGTTCAGTCTTTGCCAAGCGCGATGGCTGGATGTTAGAGCTTTAACAAAGAATCAAAGAACCAAGACGTCCCGCAAACCCGCATGGATGCTGGGTTTTGGGGCGTTTCTGTTTGATTAAAAAAATTCAAACGAGGGGGATTTTCTGCGCGTGCGGAACAGGGTGGTCTAGATGCCGCAGGTCTGGGAACTTTGCTAGGCTCCTGCCGAATCGGTCTTGCTGCTCATTCGATTTGTGCTGAAAGGCCGTCAGATGTCTCTCTTGAAGGCTTGCCCTAGAATGGCCCCGGGACCCCTTGAAGATGGCCAACCGAGCTCACGAAGGCCGGAGCCATGGACAAGGACAGTCCCCGGCGCCGTAGCTACAGCGCCGTAAGGCAGCCAATGAAGTCCATGGCCCTATGTTCGTGCATAGACAAGCCACAAAGGCACGACAGTAACTGCCAAAGCGAGGCCACCCTGATCAGGCGGTCACGCAGGCCTGCTGTGACTGCGCAACATGGGCCAAACCATGAAGCTGCAGATATCAGTCCAGGTAGGCAAGTCCTTCAAGATCTCCGCATCGATAGCAATGTCGGTCACCACGGTTATCTTGATTCTTGCGCTTCTGGTGTGAGAAGAGGGCGGGGTTCGCTCCGCCCTCCTCGAGCACTCATCTCTAGCTCTTTCCTTCACCTCCCGCGCTCTCTTCTAGATGGACAGACGAGCTTTTGCCCTCGGCGTCGTAGCTGAAGCACATCACTGCTGACGTTGAGGAAAAAGAAAAGCCCCGCTGGGCGAACCGTGCGGTCCGGTGTTCTCGGAAACATTAATGATCAAGGGGGCTCCCAAACTGACCCCCCCATGCTGCGCATGCTGGATAAGCGGGACTTGCGATCATCGTTCCCGAGCACACCGAAATGGTGTTCTCGGGAAAACATTGCGCGCGCTACCTGGACACCGAAAGTGGGGGTCCAGCTCCTGCTGCATGATCAGGGCGAGCAGTCGCCGTGTCCTGAATTTTGGATGTGAAGAATCTGCGGGGGCTATGGGTTCAGCCCGATCATTTCTTGTTTCATGAGTCTTCGGGTATACAGCCTCCAATCGTAACGAGCTGTTGCACGACTTGCGCCCGTAGGTCATCATCCGGGGAAAGGGAGGTGATGATGGACGCTCAATCTCTGTACACACGCCAGGCCGCTGCATTCCGCAGTGAGATGAAGCAGACGTGCGCTGCACTGGTCGGCATTGTTCAAGGTGTGCTTGCCGACGGCGAGCTGCACGATCGGGAAATCCAGTTCCTTGATGAGTGGCTGACCAAAGCTGAGAGCGTGTCTCTCCTGTGGCCAGGCACTGTCATTCACGCCCAAGTGAAGCACATCCTTGCAGATGGCTTGGTCACGCCTGAGGAGCGAGCCCACCTCATTGCCACGCTCAATGCGCTCATCGGCGGCGCTTTGGATCAGTTGGCCGAGACGCCCCGCGTCACCACACTAGCCTTTGACGATGATGTGGTGATCGAGCACCGCGAACGCCTGTTCTGCTTCACGGGAGATTTCGCATTCGGTCCAAGGAGCATCTGCGAGAGAGCAGTCATTGCCCGTGGTGGGAGCGTTGCGAACGTCACCAAAAAGCTTCACTACTTGGTCATCGGCGGCCTTGGCAGTGCTGAATGGAAGCACGGATCTTTCGGTACGAAGATCGAGAAGGCCATGGAGCTAAAACAGAAGGGACTGGATCTCAAGATCGTCCCGGAAGATGCATGGGCCACGGCGCTTGGGACAACCCCGGAGCACGCGATCTAGGACGCCGTTGCCTGAAGCAGCTTGCTGATGTCGTCCGTGAAAACCACTGTGACCCCAGTTCGCGCGCAAACCTTTTCAATCTCGCTTGATAGGTCAATGTGGAGATCTTCTCCGCGAAGACCCTGCCACATTGCCACGTAGTGCAGTGCGCCGGTTTTGGTGGCGCGTATCTCGCGCTCAACTCCACCTTTGAATGGCAGAGGCGGCAGCTCTCCCCTTGTCGCTGCCAAGGCGATCTCAGACCAAGCTGCACGCTGTGCACGTCCAGCAAGCCACGCGGAAATCAGTCCCTTGTCCGCACCTTCTTGGCGCTCGTCCCATGACGTACCTTGCTCAGGTGGATTTATGGCAGATGCGGATATCAACATGGGCTCCTCCATTGAGTGCCGAGGATGATAGCTGGCTTCCGCCTTTGAGCTGCATGCAGTACCCGGCTCAAATTTGAGCCGGGCCTTTATCGCCTATTGGCGCAAGTGCGAGTGCTCAACTGAGCCTTGCAATGGCCGTGTTGGTTTGCCGGCGCATCTTGTCGGCGATCTGGTTCTGCGTGCTGCGGTCGATTCGGCCTTGCACCACGAACTGGTTCTGCTGAGTGAATCCGCCGCCGCCCCTCTTGATAGGGTCCACTCTGCCGTTGCTGGAGCTCATCAGGAACGTCCTGCCGCCCTGTGTGAGTAGCTCATCATCTTTCTCATTCACCTCGTAGAACTTGCCGGCCTGGACAGGGCCGCCGTTTGCCCGCGCGCCACCGAAGAGACCGCCCAGGAAGTCCAGGATGCCGCCGCCAGAAGTCACCGCTTGGCCTCCCAAGCCGGTTGTAGCGCCTGCCGCTGCTGCTGCCAGTGCGGATATCGATGCCGCTGCCGTGGCCGCGCTCGTGGCAAGAGCTGCCGTCGATGCAGAAGCGCCGGCAGCAACCCCGTCCCCAGAGGTGCTACCCAGACCCAGAACATTGCTCAGGAAGCCCTCAATCTGGCTGTTGGCGGTGCTGGCTGCCTTGGCAGTGCCAAGAACGTTTTGGGAGAACCAGCTCCCCACGCCACCAGGCCCTATCTCACTGAAGAGGGACTTCATGAGGTTCTCGCCCAACCTCTGGGCCACGAGATTGTTGAAGGTCTGGAATACCGTGTTGCCCAGGTCCAGCACGGCGTCCTTGGCACTTTTCGAACCACTGGAGATGTCACGGAAGAAGCTGCCGGCAGCGGTGTTCAAGTCCTTGTTGATCATGTTCGCGATGGGATCTGCTGAAGCCAGCAGCTCGGCCATCTGCTGCCTCAACTGACCAATGGCCAGGCTCTGTTCTGGTGTCAGTTTCCCGATCTGCGAGAGCTTGTCGATCTCCTGCTGCATCAGGCCCAGGCGAGCGCGACGCGCGTCTCCGGTCTTCTGCAGGGCCTCCAGCTCGCCGACGGCGCCAGTCTCGCGGTCCAATGCGATCCGCTGCTCGGACAGGTGCAGATCTCCCAGGATGCGGTTGAAGTCCTGGGTCACTTTGTTGATGGAGGCCTGGCCCATCTCATACTGGCGCAGTTCCTCGATCTGTTTGATCTGGCCGTCCATGTTGTTGGCCTCGAGCATCTTGCGCAGACTCTCGTTTTGGGCATCGAAGCGGATGGCAGCGGCGCCCGCCAGGTTCCCTTTCATCTCCTGATACCTGGCGTTCAGGTCTTCCACCGATCGCGTGAGCTCCTTCAGGGACTCTTGCTGCTTGATGTCCATCTCGAGACCCGTCAGGCCAGCGTCCTGCAGCAGCTTGCGGCGCTTGTCGAGCAACTCGTTGATCTTGCCCTCGGCATCTGCACGATCGGTCTTCTTGTCGGCCTTGGATTGGAACTCCTGCAGCGCCTTGACCTGGGCGTCATAGGCCTTGACCTGGGCCTGGGTCGACTCATCGACAATGGCCCGCTGCACGTCGTAATAGTCCTTGATGGAGATGATGCCCTGGCTGTTGTACAGGTCCAGCATGCGGTTGCGGTCTGCCATCAAGCTGGTCTCAGCCGCGATCATCCGCTCGATGCCTTTCAGTTCGTTGTCCAGCAGCTTGGACGTGGGGTCGTCAGACCCACCGCCCTTGGCGAACTTCTTGCGGATGTCAGCCGCCTTGCGGTTGTATGCCTCCAGAGCCGATGTGTACTGCGCGCTTCCCTTGACCAGACCTTGAGTCGCTGACGCGAAGGCGACCTTCTCCGCTGACAGCTCGGCATTCATCTTCGCCGAGTCAGACCTTCGATCGGCAAGGTACTTGTCGAGGAAGTTGCCGCTGCTGGTGTTGGGCGCGCTCACCGACGGCTTGGACCCGTCAGCAGCCAAAGCGAACTGCTTGAGAGCCTCAGATGCCGCAGACGCCTCCTGGCTGACTGACGCAATGCGCTGCCGCAACTTGTCCAGGCTTTGCTGATTCCTGCCAACGTTGTCGCCGCGGTCGATGGCGACCTGGTAGCGCTCTGCCATGTCGGTCAGCCGCTTGAGGTTGTCCTGTGCAGCCTGGGAACGTTGCTGCAGCTGGCCGAACTCATCGCTGCCCGTCATACCAGCAACCACGCGGCCGAAGGTGATCAGCGAAGCACGGGCGATCCCTTCTGTCTCCGAGACCTTCAGCAAGTATTTGTTGAGCTCGGCGAGTGCGGAGATGCCTGGGCCTGCAATCTTGGCTGCAAGGCCTGTAGTGGCCTTGTCGAGCTGCTCCAGGTCATCACGCAGCTGCTTGGAGGCTGCAATCGTCTCGCTGCTCAGGATGGATCCCAGACGCTGCGCCCGGTCACCCAGTTCCTGGAGCCCTTTGCCGCCATCGCGTAGCAGCGGGATGAGGGCGGTGGTGTCGCTGGCCATGGACTCCAGATAGAAGCTCATCTCCTTCTGACCGAGGCCCGCCTTCTCCAGGCTGTTGTAGTACAGCTGGAGCGCCTCGGGGCCAGAGAGATTGCGGAAGGCATCAGCAGTGATGTCGATCCTTGGCGCGATCTGCTCGAAGAAGTCCTTCATGCCGCCGCCACCGGTCTGCTGGAACTCGCCCACCTTCTCGTTGAAGTCCTTCAACTGGTCGGCCAGCTTCTCCTGCGAGATACCGACAGTCTGTGAGGCGCTGGCCCACCTCTGGAACTCCGTGACGCCGGCATTGGCCAGTTCACTGGAGCGCGCGATCTCTGCTCCAGCACTGACGGCGCGGGATGTGAATACGCTCAATGCGCCGGCCGCTGCAGTCGATGCGACGGTCGCGGCGCTCACAGCTTTGCTCCAGGCCGCGTCAATCGACTTAGCCAGCTTTTCGTGCTCTTCTTTGAGCTTCTTGGCTGTCTTGTCCGTCTGCCGTTCGGCCTGGTTCATGCCAGCAGTGAAGCCGCCTACACGGGCGATCAGATCGATCGTCAAGACGCCGAGGCTACGTGATGCCATGGTCGTTCTCCTTTGTTCATTGGTTGGATGCTTGTCTGCCTACCTTCGGAGGATGGAAGGCAGGGTGGAGACGGCAGCCCCCCAAAACGGGGGTCTGCAACTTTTTTGTGGACGTTTATGAAAAGGCGGGGCATGGGGCGCGGTGTCCGTCGCGGCATGCCCAGATTCGGCAGGATCCCCCCCTCCCATCAGCATCTGCAAACTCCATATTTCGCGGCGGTAAAAATCCTCCTGGGGGCGCGGTGTCCTGGCCGTCCGCCCCTTGGTTCGCGGGATACCCCCGTACCACATTCGCGCCATCCACGAGCACGCCAGTCGGACCATGATCCGATCCGAACTCGTCAGCCACGGCATCTCATACTGAATCTCTGCCCATGCCGCCTTCTGTTCGACGGTCATGTTCGCGTAGGGCTCTCCCAGCGCTCTGCTTGATTTCGGCGCCTTCCGGTCTTTGAACCGGGCCGCATTCTTTGCTGCGGCTCCCGACACCTCAGCCTTGGCTTTTGGCGTTCTTGGTCTTGGCATTTGCCCTATATCCTGAATTGTGGATGCGAGAAATTAGGAGGACGGGCGGTGTCCTGTTCGAGGAGCCTTGGACAATTTCCAGGCCCCCCGGGGCCGCCGGATCAATGCACCTCCACCGGAGGAGCCGCACCAGTCATGCGGTCGATGCAGGCGGCCTGCTCTTCATGCATCTCTGCAGTCGCGCCCATCAGCATGTCTACCGTTGCTGCGGGGACTCCCTCAGCCAGCAACTTGGCGCGTGCCTTCGCTCGTTCTTGGGCCAGCCAGGCGCGGGGGTTGTCCAGTAGATTCATCGTGCATCCCTTCCTCGCTTCACTGCGAGAGTCCAACCGGGGCCATCGCCGGGGCGGCTAGTGGTCTCCCTGTTGCAATGCCAGAGGCTGCCGTCGTGCGTGACGAACGTTCCTTTGACATAGCTCTTGCCCTGTTCATGCGGGCCGTCGTACTGAATCGGGGTAGCCTCCAGTGCCTCAACCCTTTTCTGCAGGTCGGCCAAGAGATCGCGGTCCCGCCGAAACATCTTCTTGATGGAGTCGAGCACCTCAGCCAGCATTCCAACCCGCACCACCACGTTGCTCTCGGCCAATGCGGCCAGTGCTGCGTCTTTCTGCTCTTGCATGACGCACCTCACGCAACGACGGGCTCATCACCCACGGTCACGGGTTCGCCACCCGCGGTGACAAAGCTGCTGGACGCTTCCGTTGAGAAGCCCGTGATGGTCACCACAGCATTTGCACGACCTACGGTCCAATTGACGACGCGCTCCACCAGCAGAGCAACCGAATTGTTCTGCCACAGGGACACCATCTGAGCCGATCCAGATCCGGGTGTATCGCTCATCAGGATGGCGCTCTGTTCCGAGCGGGCCGCTTGAATGCCGTCCTCTGCAAAGAGGATGGAAGCAGCGTCCAGTAGCGTGATGTTGGTGCCGCTGGAGTCGTAGGGAACCCCTTCACTGGTGATGACCGGCAGCCCGGCCAGAGTGCCGCCCAGTGCACCGAGGTCATTGGCTTCGCCGCTGGCACTCAAAGCCATTCCGATAGCCACCGCAGCGCGGGGATGCATCACCCACACGGCCGTCATCAGGCTGCCTGCAAATGCTGCAATGGCGCGTTCCACATCAGCGCGGATTGCTTCGACTGTGGGCCCTGAGGATGGGATGGCGACAGCGCCGGCAGTGACTGCAGCAGGCCGTTCGTTGAGGATCCCTGCGTTTCCCGGATCAATGAAGGCACTGTCCGTCGCCACAGCGATGGCATTGGCGAGGTCATCGCGCAAGGTGATCTCTGCGGTTGGGCCGAATGTGATGAGCTCCTCACTCACCACCAACAGGCCTGCGACCTTGGTCGGGCCGAGGCGCGTACGGTTGAATGCGGCAGACGTGACCGGCTTGATCTTTCCCTCGCCGACCCAGTAGGACACGGCTCCTGCAGACTGCGCCGCAATGGGAGCTTTGACGGGCACCCTGCGCAGGTTCGCCAGCCGGCCGACGATGGTCAACGGACGCACGACCTCCAGGAATTCCAGCTGCGCACCCCGGCTCTCGGCCAGGCTTCCAGCCCAGAGGTCATCATGCAGAGAGCCCGCTGCGACAGCGGCTTTCATGAGCGTGACTACCTGGCTTGTGGCACCCCACCTGCGCTGTGCCACAGTGAGCGCATTGCGGATACCGGGGCTCTCGGCGAGAGCGATGACGCTTCGGACAAAGGTGGACCCTCGATATTGACTCATGGTGAAACTTCCAAATGTGTTGATGCTTTGATTTCATCTGCGACGCCGCTTTCGCGCGAGGCCGTAGAGGGGAGTTACGGGACCTTCAGTGACCTAACATGGGCCGTCGTCGCGTGTGGACTCGATCCAGCGCGCGAGATCGTCCAGGCGGTAGGTCACGCGGCCACCCTTGATGCCAATGCGGTAGTGCCGTGGCCCTTTGCCCTCGGCGCGCCAATTCGCCAGCGTGTCTTTGGCAATGCCCAGCAACCCGGCTACGGCTTCATCAGTGACGCGGCCATCTCCAGTGATGAAGTGCCCGGCCTCACGGCATGCGGCTTCCAACATGCGGAAGCTGCTGGCTGCGCGCTCCTCGGGCGTCGGTTCCTCGGACGTACTGAAGGTGCGTTCCATCGGGTTCGCCCCTCCTCAGACCCGGCCAGCCGTCGATCCCACCAGCAGATCTGTGCCATCTATGCAGGCGATGAAGCATGTGACTGTCGGCAGTGCACCCTGGCGCATCCGGACGCGCAGCTCCATCTCCCCGCCTTCCAGGATGCGAGCCAGGAGCTGTGGATGACGGCTTTTGTCTGTGCCATTCATACAGCGCTTGGTGATCTCTAGGGCATCGAGGAGGAACCGCTTGGCCAGTTCTTCCGCATCGGTCTTCTGGTTGTCTTGTTCGCTCGTCATGACAGTTCCTTCAATGTTTGGTGTTGGACTGGCCAAGGACATAGGCCGGATATGCCTGTTGCAGATGGGCAAGCAGGTCGGCGCGCAGATGTGGCGGAGTGGAGAGGCAGTCCTGGCGCATCTGTTCGCGGGCTGCAGGGCTGTCGTTCCAGTGGTCGCAGACATGCATGGCGACCTGGTGCAGCTGGACCGTCACGCGGCGCAACTGCTTCACCAAGCCAATGAGCTCGGACTTGTGGAGGACGACCAACGCACGCTGCTCGGACGTGAGGGCATTGGCGGGCACGGACAGCGACTCGCCATCGGCCGTGCACTGCAGATCAATGCCGCTGGCAAGCAGGTCGGCGAAGAGCTCGGCGGCGGTCATATGACCTCCCGGGCATCGCCAACTTGAACATGCCCAACCCCCGAAGATGCCCCGAAGGTGCCCAAGATGCCCTGTTTTAAAAGTTGGGCACCTTGGGCATCTTCGAGGGCATCTTCGCGCTCACCCACCGCTGCGAGCCATTCCGACTTGGGCACAAATCCGTCCGGAAGTGACCAGTACCAGCCGGCACCCATGCCGCTTTTTTGGGGCTTCACACCCATCTTTTCGCGGGTCGTGCGGATCTGCTTTTTGCTGTAGCCCATGCTCACGAGAACCGTTTCGACGCCCCGAGCCGGCGTCGAACCATCACGCAGCTCCGCCCACAGCAGCATCGGCAGATCGCTCTTCTCGGCTGGAACCTCGTCCTGCTCCTCATCCGGGTCCGTGAGCAGGTCACGGGCCGAACCCTGCACAGCGACACCCCATCCGATGCGCGAGGCCTGGATGCCGTGCAGTGGCTCGCATTGCTGGAGGTGATAGGAGAACCCTCCATCGTCTGGGCCGATGTTGGATTTGGTGCGGGCGAGAATGCGAGCGTCCTGGCCGTCTTCCAGACTCTTGACCTTGGCCGCGACCATTACCACCCGGGCGACTGCCGTGAAGGCAACGCTGCCCACCACCCGCTGCGCAGGATCCGCGCCTTGTCCACCCTTGGCGAAGTGTGTGATGCCCAGGACGGCGCAATCACAGGCTGCGGCCAGATTCACCAAAGGCTGCAGTGCGCGGCGGACCTCCGTGTTCTTGTGGCTGTCTCCCGTGACCGCAGAGACCACGGGATCGATCACCAGCAGACGGATGCCACCAATTCCCTGGATGGCCTCCAGCAGCCCTTGCAGGTCGCGTGCTGGATCAAAGGGCTGGACCTCTCCCTCTTCGCTGCGTGCGCCCTCGATGAAGAAACACCGCCCCCGCTCGGCGCCGGCCGCGAGCAGGCGAGGCAACAAGGTGTCTGCCGGATCGTCCTCACCGCTCCAGATCAGGATGTTGCCGGCATCACAGCGGCTCTTGTCCGGCCAGTAGCCACCAATGGTCACGGTCGCCGCCATCGTCAGCGCGAGCGTGGTCTTGCCCTGGCCTGGAGCGCCGGCCAGGATATGCAGCTTGCCCAGGGCCAGCCAGTGCTCCCACAGCCAGCGAATGGGCTCGGGGTTCAGTTCGGTGCCGCAGGTCAGCACCACCGTGCTTCCATGCGTACCGGGGCGCGTACCAGGCTGCGTACCGAAGTCCTCCGAGTAGCTCTCCAGCGGGGGGAAGGTCGGATCTGGGGGCGCCTGGGGTGCCCTGGCCGGCGGGCGGTAGGCCAATGCTGCGGCGACGTTAGCGTCCACCGCCGCAACGGCCGCGTTGTTTCGTCCATTCATGCATACACCTCCGCAATGCGCAGCACCCGACCCGCTGCCTGCAGGAGGCGCGTGCGCTCTGTTTCGGAAAGCACCACGCCGCGGCCGATGTTCCCTGCGACAACGGCGATGAGGTTCACCTCCGTCATCAGGACTTCGAGGGCTTGGCGCGGAGTGAAGGGGGCCGGAGCCGTGGGCGGTTGCTTGCCGTCATCCACCCAGGCCCCCAGATCCTTGGCAGCCTCGATGAACTCCATGCCATGAATGGCCATGTGGTATGCCAGCACATCACCACCACGCGCACCACAGCCAGCCATGCAGACGAATGCGCCGCTCTGCAGATTGATGCGCATGGAGTCGCTGCCTTGGTGGAACTGGCAGGCCGTGGTGACCCACTTTTTGCCTTTGCTGAGGACCAGGCCCTGGGCCTCGTAGTAGCTGCGCGGGTCTGGGAGACGGTCGCGTTCAAACGTCATGTCAGCAGCCCTCCAACAGCTTTTTGATGTCCTCAGTTTTGAGGACGTCATCACCACCGAGCACAGACACTCCCGAGCGTTTGACGCCGCAGCCCATGGCATTTAGGCACTCCTGTGCGGAGTTCTCGGCTGCCTCCTGTGCCCTGGCCAGGCGAGTGTCGAAATAGTCCAGGGGGCCGTGCACTTCAGGGCGCTTGACAGAGCGCTTGGCCTCGCGAGCCTGGCGCATACGCTCAACAAAGGCGGCCTTGCTCTGGCCCTCTTGCTCCATCGACTCCCGATGAGTGTTCTCAGCCTCAGCAATCCGACGCTTGAGCCATGCGTCATCGCGCGTATGCCGGGCCATGAAGACAAGCGCCTTCTCCACAACCTCCAAAAATGCAGAAGCGGCACCTTCCTTGGAGGGACTGCCTTCAGCGGTTGCTTCAGACATCACGACATTGCGGAGAATGCCGCGCAACATCCAGTCGGACTCACCGCCGAGGCGCAGGTCATGGAAGAGTTCGGCGGCTGCCCGGTATCCGGTGGCTATACCTGCACTACGCACCTCGTCGGGCACATCAAAGAAATCAATCTTCTCTGCGAAACCGCGTCGGGTGATGGGACGCGTTGCAAAGGACAGGCCCACGGACTGCTTGCGCACGCCTTCCGGACTCTTGCGAATCACAAAGCCGACATGTTCCTGGATCCTCTGACGATCTTTGGAAGGGAGTTCCCAGAACCAGGAGTGCCACGCATCAACGCGAGCGCGCAATCCCACCTTTCGATCCCACCCACCGGGGAATTCGCAGAGCGCATATTTGCCGTGCTGACCTTCCCCCAGTTCCAACAAACGGATGGGCTTCGAATGTCCGATTTTTCGGAGCTTCTCCGGAGACCATGGAACGGTTTCGGAGATATGCATAGTCCCTACAGCGTTCGGGCAAAGCTCCGCCTGCACTGCCACGCGGGCAGCGTTTTTCTGAGTAGCCATGGTTTAGACCTCCGTCTTCAGGGCGAGAGCGGGATTATTTGCAGTGGCGTCCAGCATGGACTTGCCAATTTCGAGCAGTTGGAACACTCCCCAGAGCTTCGCGTCTGGGGAGTCCTCTGCAATTCCGTACAGCAGGTCTTTTGCTGCTCCCAAGTAGCAGGAAGCCTGTTCCAACGCGTCGCGGGCGGGTGTGTTGACGTCAATGACCAGGCGGCACCCGTCAATATCGCCGAGTCGCATTTGCATTGCAGTCATGGTTCAACCCTCCAGGCTCAGATCGAGGCCGCGCAGGGCAGCCAGGGCTTGCACAGCCTTGCGGCGGGCACCAGGCACATTGGCCTTGGGCTGACGCAGGTAGAAGACAGCCATGCTCAGCGCGTTGTGCGCATCAGCGAAGGCCTGGATGGGGTCAGAGGTGCCCGTGGCGGGCGTGGGTGCAGCAGTGTGCGCACGATGGGATGCAGACATGGTCTTGGTTCCTACAGGATTCAAGAAGACCACCATTTGCGTCATCACACGCAGCAGGTGGACGAGATGTTGATGACACGTCTGTAGTCGTGCGGCCATCCTCGCGGGCAGGCCCATCTCGCCCGTAACCATGAGGCGATGCGCAAATGCGCGCATCGACCAAAATTTGGGCATGACAAAACCCCGCTTGAAGGTGGGGGCCGCAACCTCTACAGACTTGGTGTCATCACACACCGGGCCTCTCGGCTTGCCGTGAGTGTAGCTGTTCCGCAGGGAAGTGCAATACATGTCGTACCTCACTTCTTGGCCTGAGCATCGCGCCAGGCGATTAGTTGGTCGCACGGGATTACCGTGCAGCGGGGGGACAGCCGGATGGGCTTGGGGAAATCCGGCTTTGTCTTTACCCATTTCCAAAACGTCGAGCAGCCGATGCCAAGAAATTCCGCTGCTTCTTTCGCTCGGTAGGATTTCGAATTTGAGACCATTTTCACCTCGTTGGATCTCGCATAGTCCGTCTATGCGGGTGAGGTGACTCTGTCATGTGGTCGGTCTGAGGGGAAGGGTGCCTGCTGGCATAGCCCGTGATTTCCGGCATGGCCCGGGCTGTGCTGCAAAGCCCAGGCTAGAACGTGTTGTGCACTTTTAAGCACCCGCGTTGTCTATGCGTGCTAGTGATCGCAAGGCGCAGTGAGCCGCCAAGGATCTGGCCTTGACAAGCGCTGCAGCGCCGCGAGCGCCTGCGCACAGAGCCAACCCTTCGGGAAAGCCGGGGAACGGTCGCCTAAAAGTGCATAACAGCTCTACGCTCCTTTTAGCCAGTCTCTTATCGTTGAAAATTCAAAGGCGTATTCTTTTGTGTAGGCTAGTGCCGCATGGTCTTTGCTTTGGTATTTACCCCTTTCTTCTGCGTACCTTGTTCGAACACAGTCTTTGGCCTCAATACTTGCAGAATGTCTTGCCCTCGCCGCTGATTGCGCTAATTTCTTTCTTGCTTGTACAGATGCTGTATTTGTGGATCCCAACTCAATGGATTCAATTAAATGATCTCTGCCAGAATCCCAGCCATAAAATGCGGTTGAATAAGTCAATGCCGCCTTTGCTTCATAGAGGCATAATAATAGTTGGAATTTATTATTCTGTTCTTCTGCCAAATCTGCATTCATCATATAATACAGATAGTAGGCATCCATTAATTGGCTATCTGTTGGTGCGGTGATATGTGAGAATTGTTCTCTTATTTTTGAGATTCCTACATTTTCTGAGGAAAAATAGCTGTAAGCTGTGTTTACAAAACCGTTAATTTCTCCAAAACCTGCGCCCGTGGTGCATGCCTTGTTGTATTCATCGTTTTCGACAAAGAGGTTATCGATTGCATATTGATGAATGAGTGCGCTTCTTGTGCATGCGTACCATAGAATCCATTGTGAGTAAGCTATTAAATTTTCGATTTTATAATTTACTTGGTTTCTTAGTTCCGAGAGTTTTTCCAAATATATATGGCAGTCTCTGCCATGCATATGATACAAATTCTCTTTTATATCTATTGAATATGGGCCATCTTGGGTTAATAAGGTGGATAGAGCAATGTTGTCAGTGGATACTAATATCTCATCTGGTATGTATAAATGAATTTCTGAACTGTTGGATTGGAGGTAGGATACCTTTTCCATATCATCCTATCTGATTTATTAGTGCCATAAAGCAAGTGCTAAAAATAGAATCAGGCAGTTTTAAATAGCTCTATGTTCGCCCCATCTTGAGAAGTTCGAGGTAATCGGCCCAGGTTCTCATGAGGTGCCGACGTTGTTCCATGTAGTCCGCCCGGTCGTATGCTGCGCCAAGCGGACCCGATTTGCGGTGTGCCAGCTGCGCTTCAATCACATCGGCCTGCACGCCTGGTAAGCGTTCGACCATCAGCGTTCGGGCCATCGCACGGAACCCATGGGCTGTCATCTCTGCCCCAGTGAAGCCAAGACGTCGCAGTGCGGTGTTAACCGTGTTCTCAGACATCGGCCGCTCGCCTGTGAGGAGGCTTGGGAAAACGTACTTGCCATGGCCTGTAAGGGGGACCAGTTCCCGCAGAATCGCTACCGCCTGGGGCGCGAGTGGAACAAAGTGCGGCCGACCATTCAGCTTGTGCGCTTTGGTTCTCTTCATGCTCTGCGACGGGATGGTCAGCATGCCGGTTGTCAGATCGACCCAAGCCCATTCCATGGCCCTGATGTTTCCAGGGCGTTGGAAGAGCAGGGCGGAAAGTTGGAGCGCTGCCTTGGTAGTGGGTTGACCCTTGTACCCATCAAACGCGCGCATTAGTTCTCCAGCCTTGGCTGGTTCAAGTACCGCCGCCATGTGCTTGACCACGATGGGCTCCAGAGCGCCATGAAGGTCAGGTACTGGATTTGTCTCACACCTTCCCGTTTGGATTCCGTAGCGGAAGACCTGACCTGCTGTCTGGCGGAGCGTGTGCGCCGTCTCCTTGGCGCCGCGTCTTTCCACTTTTCTGAGGACCCCAAGAAGAATTGGTGCAGTTATTTCTGGGAGGAGCATGCGCCCAATTGGAGGGAACAGATCCTTGGTCATGTTGCGCAGCCACTTCTCGGCGTAGCTCTCGCTCCATCCTCGACGCTTGGTTTCATGAAATTCGCGTGCCACTGCTTCGAACGTGTCTTCCGCGGCTGACGTTTTGGCGATCTTCTGGGCGCGCTTGATCACGCTGGGATCTATGCTCTCTGCAAGCTGCGAGCGAGCCTCTTCGCGCCGCTTGCGGGCCTGTGCAAGCGTGACTGTTGGGTATACGCCGAGAGCAAGTGTCTTGCGCTTTCCCGCATAGCGGTAGTCCATGCGCCAGTACTTCCCCGCAGGCTTGACCAAGAGGTACATGCCTCCTCCGTCTGCATAGGAATCGCCCGCGGCCTTGCCGCTGGGCTTGACCTGCCGGATGAATGTATCTGTAAGAGGCATCGCAGTACTCCGAGCTGACGGTACCTACTGGCAACATACCGCCAAGTACCGTCAGAAGTACCGCTATTTTGGCGGTATCTTGCGAGACTAATCAAGACAACCGGAGACACGAAAAAGCCCGCAGCACAAGAATGCATGCGGGCTTTGAGCTTATGTGAGACTTTCTGAGAGCCTGAAATGGCCTGCCCGGAGGGACTCGAACCCCCGACCTATTGCTTAGAAGGCAATTGCTCTATCCGGTTGAGCTACGGGCAGGTATGGCCGCTGACGGGCCAGCGCGGATCATACCCGCAATGGGTGGGCGCTCAGGGC